CCTGCTCGATGATCACTTTGCCGCCTCTTCGATCAGCCTGCTCGCTACGACTCGCACCGCTTCCAGGATCGGCTCGCGCTTGTCAGCCGCGGGCCGCATGAACGGCCTGGCGCGCATCTTCGAGGTTCCAAATTCCAGCGCCTTCCCGTATTCGGCATTCGTGAAGACCTCTGCCTCGGGTCCAGACAGCCCGCTCACCAGCCGGGCGTGCAGACTGTTGATCAGTGCCCCAAAATCGATCGCTGGGGCTTCGCCCGGCGCCGAGGCGGTGTGGCTCTTGCCGCTCTTCGTCCTGGCATAGGTTCGGCCGTGCTTGGGTTCCTGCATGCTCAGCTTGACGTTGGTTTCGAGGACCAGGGCGCCCGCGAACAGAGCCTTTCCGAGGATCTCCGGTGTCAAACCATCCAGCTTCTTCAGCTTGGCCACCAGCTTGTCGACTCCCTGGACGTGCATCGTGTCGCTCATGCGCTCGGGCTCACTTTCCTCAGCGGTAGCAAAAGGCCGCTTGGCCCGATATCAGCCGGGCCGATGATTTCATAGATGATCTCGTCGCAGATCTGGCCAAAGCGCCGCACCATCTTGATGCGGTCCTTCGGCTCGTACGCCGTTCCAAGTGGTAGCCGGATCCTGGCATCCCATCGGACCACGGTCTTGTCTGTGCCCCGCAGCTCCTGCCCGCCGGTCGGATCCAGCCCGCACTTCGTCAGCGCTCCATCGGCCCAGCTCTCCACCGGGTGGCCGATAGCGTCGACGGCCTCGCTCTGCGGCATGACCATGCACGTATCCATCATCGCCGCTTCCTGCGTCGACCGCATCCGGTCCAGCTCAGTGGCTGTCAGCACACGCACATTACGCTCCGCTAGTCGTTTCGAGTGTCCGCTCCCGGCTCTTGTCCGGGATCTGCGTCACCGTCTTGATGCTCCTGCGCGAGCGATATCGCTGCGCCAGTTGCTGCGCCTGCGTAAAGGCCTGGCTGCGGCTGTAATCCCCGCCATCCACGTCGATGTCGTAGTCCTGCGACAGCACTGCCGCCTTCTCTTCCAAGATCTCCGCAGCGGCCGCATTGAGGTCGTAGGTCTCCGTCCAGTCCGTGTTCGCCTCCAGCAGGCCCGGGTTCGTGCTCGACGGCACCCGCGGCGGCTCGCCATTCTCGTCCACCAGGGCATAGCGCTCGATGTACGTGGTCAGCGTCGCATCGTCATACGGCACGGCGTTCGGTTCGTTCACCATTCGGCGCAGCTGTGCGATCTGTGCAACGGTAGGAGCCATGTTTCCTCACTGTCCTTACGAACGGATCTCTTCCGCGAAGCAATCTCGCTGTTCCTCCCCCGCCCTCATCAGGCGAGGGAGGAAATCAACTCAACGAGATCCCTACTTCTCCGGATCCGTCCGGATGTAGCTCACCAACAGCTTCCCGGCGAAGCCCACGCTCGATGCGCTTCCGGTCACCGTGATGTACTCGTCGGTGCCCCACACCTGGGCCTCGCCCTTGGCTGCCAGGGCCGTCATCCCGTGATACGCCTTGCCGGTGATCGCCCCGTTGACCGCCAGGGCGTTGATCAGATCAGTGTCGGACGTCACCGCGTCAGCGGCGATTCCGGCGCTCAGATTGCATGCGCCGGTCGAGGGCGTATCCACAAAGATCTTCACGTCCTCGATGATCACCGGCTGGCCTTCCGGGTTCTTCACCGCTCCGATCTCGCCGCCAGCGAACAGCGCGGCGCCGGCCAGCGGGATCACCAGGTAACCGTTCACTCTCTGTGTCGACATGTTTTGCCTTCCTCCTGGGCCTCCACCTTTCAGCGGAGGCCCAATCTCAAATCCTCAATCGGAATTCCATAGTTGCGACTCGAGTCGCAACTAGGTCGTCGGGTTCAGCCCCAGCCCGAAGCCCGCATTCGGTGCAGGTTCCGCGCTGTACACGTGGGCCGCAACATCCGCCCACCCGGTGAAGCCCACTGCAATATTCTTGCCCTTCAGGATGATCTGGTGCGTGGCCGCAGCGGAGATCCCAAACACATTGCTCAAAGCCGTCGCCCAGTTCACCGAGAAGTTCTGGAACGTGCAGTCTTCAAACTCGACCCAGCGGTCCATGTCGTCGATCTTGACGGCGACCTTGGCTGCCGTCTCCGAATACGACAGGAAACGGCTGCGGCGGAAGATGTTCCGCGCTGAGCCGGTGCTCAGCCACAGCTCCGCATTCGCCGCTGCGCGCAGGATGGTATCCAGGCCGACCGCGCAGTCTTCGAACAGGTTCTCCTGTCCGGTCACCTTGAGCGAATAGCTCCCCGCCCTGGCGCCCGGCGTGGCATGCCCCATGCCCGCGAAGAACACATTCTTGAAGGCATTCCGATGACCGGAAACGATCGCCGCACCGGCATCTGCATCGGCATCCCCGCCGTTGAAGAACTGCAGGTTGCGCGCAATGCAGCCGTTCCCGGCGAAGGTGATCAGTTGCGTCAGATCGAGCGCCGCCGTTCCAACCACGCGGGCACGCTGCCCGACGCCCGGCAGGTCGCTCGAAAGCCCGACCAGGTGTGTGTAGTCCTTGCTCCAGTTGATTGCCGCGGCGGGGTTGTCCGCCGTGTCACCTGAGAGCATCACCACCGTATCGTGCTGATCTCCGACGCATTTGGCATAGGCGGCTGCAACGGTCTTCAGCGGCGCCTCAAAACTCCGCCCTGGATTGCTGTCGCTCCCGTTGACCGGGTCGACGAAAAACACGTCGGACTTCGGCCCGCGGGGAATGCCCGACAACACCAGGAATTCCTCGACATGCTTTGGGTAGAGACCCATCTCAATTCTCCTTCCGTCGCGGGGCGGCATCAAGCCGCCACCGCAAGTCCTTGCGACATGAGTCGCAAGGACAACAATCCAGCCCTTACGCCGTCAACACGCCGAACGGGAACCGCGTGGCCGCCGTGGCGTTCATCCGGTTGATCGGGTTCGGCAGCGCAAAACCGAGGCGCATCACTGCGCGCAGCGCCACCATGTCCTGCTGGGCCAGGTTGTAGACGATCTCGCCGGACGCATCCTGGATCACAGCCTGATCGAGGATCTTGTAGGTCACATCCTGGCGCATCGCATACACCAACTGGCTCCACATGCCGGAGATCAACAGGCTGCTCGCCGAGACGATCGAGCCGTCATCGGGGAAGAAGATCGGCGTCCCGTCCAACTCGTAGGACGTCGGGGCCTGCATCGTGCTCTTGAAGATCGGCTGCCCGTTCGCATCACGGGTATTGCGCAGCTTGCCCTTCATCGACATGTGGGCCAGGTTGCCCGTGACCATGAAACCGTCAGCCTCGGGAAGCATGAACAAACCGGGCGTTAGGGCCGCATCCTCGCCCAGGATCGCCTCGTAAAGATCGGCGTATGCGGCGGCGGAGATAACGTGGCCTGACGCCGTGGCGCCTGCCAGCAACCCAGCAGCCCCCATGTTGGTCGTCCAGGACGCCGGAATGCTCGTCCCGTACAGCACGGCCTGGGTGATAAGCAAGCTGAACGCCTTCTCCAACTCCGGACGCACCTGGCCCCAGATGTCGTAGTCGGCATCGTCCAGGACCGATTCGGGGATCGGCACGATCGCCGCCACTTCCTCGGCGTCGATGTACTTGTTCGCCCAGTTGACCTCGGCCGTCTGCTTCAGACCGGGCGCCACGCCGGCGGCATTGTCCACGAAATACGCTGTGGCAAGCGCGCTCATCACCGGCATGCGCTTTTGGTTGCGACTCATGTTGGCCAGCCGCCGCGCAAGCTGCATCAACGGGTTCGTGCCTGCCACGTTGGCAAGCAGCTCGTTCGAGACTTCCTCGGGGATCAACGCAGCGGCATCGCTGCGGGTGATCACATTGTCGTATGGCATCGGTTACTCCTTGTGCGAGGCGGCTTCGAGCCGTCATCGCCAATGCCGACGACACAGGTCGTCGGTATTTGATATGCCGCGCTCCTAGTCCGAGCGTCGGCCTCCTCCAGCCGCCTTGCGGATGAAATCGTTCATCGATCCGCCTCGTGGCTGGCCTTCGTTTCCTGCGCCGCCGTCGCCGCGCGGCGCCTTCTTCGTTCCGAACAGCTCCGGGTAGTCCTTCTTCAGCTGATCGAAGTTGGCCCTACCGACCTTGTCGAACAGACCTTCCTCTGTGGCCACCGTGAAGGCGAGCTTCAGGTTCGTCACGCCGGCAGCATGCGCAGCCTCGTAGAACTCGGTTCGCCGGTTCGCCGTCGACACACTCTCGGCCAGCTGCTCCAGCTGCTTTTGGGCCTCGCTTCCAGCCTCGGCCTTCTTCGCCAGGTCCCGGATCGTCTTCTCGAACCCCTTGCGGCTCTCCCGCTCGTCATCGAGGGCGCTCTTCAGACCCTTGACGTTGCCATCGATCAGGCCTCTCACATGCTCGTCCTGCTTGGCAAGCCACTGGTCATATGTCGGCGCCTGGACTCCCTGGTTCTGGCCCTGCTGTCCCTGGTTGCCCTGTTGCTGCTGGCCGCCCTGGTTCTGGCCTTGCTGCCCCTGCTGGCCGCCTTGGTTTTGGCCCTGTTGCCCTTGCTGACCACCACCGCCGCCTCCGTTCCCATCACGCCACAGGTTCATCTTGGTGAACATCTCGTTCATCCTTTCTTGCAGGGCGGTTTCAAGCCGCCGCTGCTGATCCCAGCGACACGAGTCGCTGGGACTGCCATCCCGGCATCGCGCGCTGGCTTCCCGCCATCACGCCGTAGGAGCAGGGACTATCCCTGCCCGCTCAACTCACCAACCGGAGTGGGCACGAACGCCCCGCCCCAGGTCGGATCCTCGACACGCTTCACCATGCTTTCCAGTGAAGCACCGTTTTGCCATGCCTCGAAACGTCCGCTGCCCAGTATGCTCGCCTGAACCTCCTCGCTCTGCTCCGTGAACCAATCCCTGCCGTTCTGCCACTGCGGCGCCGCCATCCCTGCGATGACAGGCACGGCCGTGCAGCGGCCCTGGTTGTGCTCCTCAAATTCGTCCAGCGTTTCCATGAGCGTGCCGTCCATCATCAGGCACCCCGCGCAGACGCGTTCATCGTGGGCCGAGAGTCGCTTGTATCCGCCGACTACACCGCTTTCCCGGTACTGCATCAGGCTCGCCTGGCGATAAGCACGCAGGCTCTCCGTTCTAGCGGTGTTCATCGCTGTCTGCAGCCCGATCCCCAGCCCATTGCGCATCAACTGCGCCACCTTCGTCGGATGCATCCCAAGTGCCACGCCGTCCACCAGTGCTTGCAGCATTCCGGCAGAAGCATCTCCGAAGATCTGCCGGAGATATTTCGTCAGCGGCGCCCCGTCTCCGGCCAGCCCGATCATGTTTTCCACGGCCTTCACGTTGAGCACGTCGAAGTAGGCGCCAACACCGCCAGCATCGGCCTGCGCAGCCCGGATTGCAGCTGCGGCATCGGCCAGCCCGCGCTCTGCCAGCTGTGCCTGGTATTTCGTGATGTAGTCATCCGACCACTTCAAGTACTCGCCGCTCTCAGTTCGCAGCTCAGCAAGCAATCGGCGGTAGCGCTCCATCCGCACGATCTGGGCCTCGGTCGGGATCTGCCCTGCAGCCGCAGAGTCCGCCAGCTCTCTGGCCAGCTCAGCCATGCCCGCCTCGAGCTTCTGCTCCAACCGCAGCCACTCGCGGGCCATCTCACGCATGGCGCGATCCTCACCTGCAAGGATCGCCTCCTTGTGCTCTCGCATTACTCGAACCACCAAAGGCTCAACTCCAGGGAACATCAGTTATGTTGCTCCGTAGTCGAAGTTGCGCAGAACCGAGGATCCGGGAGCACTTGCTGGTGCAGTCGAAGCACCCGGAGTTGAGCCCTCATCGAAGTTCTTTCTCGCCTCATCCAGGTAGGCCTGGGCCAGGCTCGCACCGGCCAGCTTCTCTTCCTTCGCCTCCTTCAGCACGCGCTCGACTTCGGCCTTGCTCTTGCCTTCTTCGCGCAGGATCGTCGCCAGAGGAATGCCTGCCTGCCGGTTCATCTGCCGGATCTCCGCAGTTGTCCGCGGCTGCACGGTCTCGGGCCGGTCGAAGATCACTTCCACCAGATTGGGATCCACAACCGTGCCTTTCATCCGCAGCATGCACAGCGCCAGCTGCTTCCACACCGGAGCGAACCGGTCGATCCGGTCCTGCGCCTTCTTGTTGAGCGGCGCTTCCATGGCGATCAGCGCCTCGCCCGAAAGATTGCTTCCGATGCTGAAGAAGTAGTGCTTCGGCGTCCTGGTGATCGATGAGATCGCCGTCGCCAGGTCGTTGATGCCCTTCATGTAATTGTCCAGGTTCGCCGCCTCGAACTGCCCTACCGCTGTTCCCTGGCTCATCTGATCCCCAGCGGGTAGATCCATGATCTCGTTCGGCGCGTTCTTGAGCTTGCCTTTCGTCTCCGCATTGGAGATCACCCACCGCTGCGGGAACGCCTGAAACTCCGCCGTAACCATCATGTCTGTCAGCAGCTTGTTGATCCCGTTCTGGATCGGCACGACGCTCTGCAGGTCGCTTTTCAGCCGCTTGCTGGTGCGGAAATGGAACACCGGCACTTCGCCGTACTCGTTCGCCGCCACGACCTTCTCGGTCGCGCCTTTGCCGGAAATGTTGTATAGCCCGCTCGGATCGTCCGAAAGCTCTCGGTACGGCTGCAGCCCACGCTCCGTCACCACGTTCGAATATTTCTGCGTGCTGATGTAGTACTCCAGCCGGTCGGGATAGTAGAGCGTCATCCGCAGGCGCAGCTCACGGTCCACCCACCACTTGGCGGCAAAGCGCTTGCGTCGTGGATCCTCACCGTCATAGAAGATGTGGCACAGTCGCGGGTCGTTGACATATGCCTCGGGCTCGCCGTCATCGTTCGGCCAGGCGATCACGAATGCCTCTCCGGCCACCAGCGCGAACTCGTGTACCTGGTCGCTCTCCAGGAACAACTCCGATCGCTCCCACATGCCCATCCACGCCGGGTCGCTGCTTCGACCACTGCCCACCCGGATCTCCCTCAGGTTGATCCGATCCAGCGTCGAGTCGACCACCACGGAGCACCAGTTTTCGGCAAAGTAGGCATCCAGGTCCTTGAAGATGTCTTCAAGCCTTTTCGCCGTGTACGTCAATGGCTGATGACCGTCGTAGTAATTGATCAGCTTGTCGTAGTACGGCTTCTTGCCGTTGAGCGCCCTGAACGCCAGTTGCAGGTCTGTAGGCATGGCCTATCCTTGGTAACTCGATGCTTGCTTCTGACCAG